GACCGGAGAACCTCGGGGATGAGGAACCCACCCTCCGACGGCACCGTGCTGGAGAACGCGTTGCGGACGCGGGACAGCTTGGCCTGCATGTCGGCGGTGCGGTTGGCGTTGTGCCAGATCGTCTGGAAGTACTCCGCCGAGTTCTTGAACTCGCGGTCCAGGACGGCGCCCATCGCCTTGGGGTTGTGGAGGTGGTTGCGGGCGTTGCCGTTGGCGACGACAGCCTTCGGGGTGAGGTCGAGGCGCTCGACGCCTTCGGGCTGGTTCTCCCGCAGCCAGTTCGCGAGGATCTGCTCGGTCTGCTCACGCACCTGCGTGGCGATGCTGAGGTCGCGGTTGTGGACGGCGCGCGCGTAGTTGGTGACGAACTCACCGAACGCGCCGTTCTTGTCGGCGAACACGCGCTGCATCTGCGCGGAGTCGCCGAGCATCGCCTCCAGCTCCGCCTGGTTGGTCGGAATGGCGAGCCGCTCCGGGTCCATGCCGTTCTTCGGGGGGGCCGGCGTGGCCTGGTTGTAGGCGCGGCCCGCGCGCTTGGGGTCGTGTCCGGCGGCGATGAGCATGCGCGTGCGGAGTCCGGCTGTGACGGCCTTGCGCTGCGCTTCGATGACGGTGGTCACCACTGTGCCTCCCTAAGGCTGCGTTCGAATGCGTTTCTGTCGATTGCTGGGATCGGCTCGGCTGGTGTGGTCGGGCCGGGTGCCGCAGCCTGTTCGGGGGCGGCAAGATTTTGGGCGGCGTTGGTGAGGAGGGTGCGCATGTAGTCGACGGCGACTTCGTCAGCCGGGGGCGGGGGCTCGGGGACGTACACCGTCTGCGGTTCCGGTGCGGCCGCGGGCTCCGGGCGCGTCGGCTGGGGGAGGGCGGGCGCGTCGTTGGCCGCAGCAGTGAACAGGGACCGGAACCAGCCCACAGCGACCTGCTCGGGGTCTGCCTCGGGTGCGGTGTCGGCGGGCGGGGGCACGTACGGCGCCTCGGGCCGGGCGGGCGCCTCGGGTGCGGGGGCGTCGCCTGCGAGCCCGGCCATCAACGAGCGCATGTGGTCGGGCTGGTAGTCGGGCATCGGGTCGAGCGCGGCTTGTGCTGCGGTGCGGAAGGCGTCCGGGTCGAAGGCGACCGGCGCGGGCTGCTCGGGGGCGGCGGGTTCCGGCGCGGGCGCCTCGGCGGCGAGTGGCGGGGCGGGGGCTTCCTCGCGGCTGGTGTGCGCGTAGTTGTACACGGACAGGTCCCAGGCGGCGGCGACCGCTCGCGCCTGCTCTTCTTCCTCGGGCGTCATCCGCTGCGGCTTGGCGACTTCGTCGGCGAGCCCGGCCTCTACGGCTTCGGCGGCGAAGTACCAGGTCTCCTGCGCCATGACCTTGAGCCACTGCTTGACCGTGCCACCCGCACGTTCTGCATAGACCCCGGCTATGTTTTCGCTCTGACGGTCGAGGAAGTCGGCGTACTCGCGGAGTTCGGACGCCTCCCCGCAGGCAACCCCGGCCGCCATGTGAAGCATCATCTGGCTGTGCGGCGCCATGATGATCCGGTCCCCGGCCATGGCGATGACAGAGGCGATCGAGGCTGCGAGGGAGTCGACTTGAACGATGACCTTCGCTCGGTGTGAGCGTAGGGCGTTGTAGCAGGCCAAACCATCGAACACCTCGCCCCCAGGGCTCGAAACGTGGAGCCTAATCTCCGGTGCGTCGATCGCCTTGAGTTCCTCCACGAACGATGCCGCCGTGATTCCCCACGAGCCGATATCCCCGTACAGAGTGATGACGGCGACGGGTGTGCCGCCTTCGTCGAGGCTGTTCTTGATCTGGTACCAGGTCTGTTTGCCGTCGAGGGTGGACATCGTCGGCCGGGCGGCCCGGCCGCGTTCGGCGAGCGCTTCGGGGGCCACAGTGTTCCATGATCGCCATGCTTGGCCCATTGGCTCCTGCCTCCCCGGTGTGGGTTTTTGCGCGATCCAGGCAGGCTCATTGTGCACTATTCATTGACCTCCATACCGCCCCTGACCTGCGATAACACTGCTTTATCCTTTCCGTATCACTGGCGCCTCATTTCTTTAACGCGCGAGTTTGTGAATTCCTGTCACGTGGATGCGTGAATGTCTCTATTCGCGTATCGTTTGCGTGTATGGACAGGAACACTTCGCAGGATGCTGCCGCGCGGGCCGAAGCCCTCGCGGAGCGTGTGCGGGCGGCACGGCTCCCGGCGCCGGGTGAGCGGGCGCAGATCCGTGCTCAAGCCGGGGTGACGCTGCGGGACTTCGCGCAGACGCTAGGGGTCAGTCAGATGACGATGTCGCGGTGGGAGCGGGGCGAGGCTGAGCCCCGACTGGAACAACGAGTTGCCTACGCCCTGCTGCTGCGGGAAGTCGCCGCCGCCACAGAAGGGGAGACGGCGTGAACGCCTACTGGTCTTGGATCCTCACCGCCGTCGGAGTCTTCGGCCTCTACCTCGCGGGCCGGAAAAGCTCGTGGGGGTGGGCGGTCGGGATCGGCGCGCAAGTCCTCTGGTTCGCCTACGCGGTGACCACCCGGCAGTGGGGGTTCATCGTGTCGTGTCTGGCGTACGGGGCGGTGTACGTGCGGAACTTCCGTGCGTGGCGTGCGCAGCCTGCCGAGATCCCGGACGGCGCCGTGTGCTCCGCCTATCGGCCGCCAGTCACGGCCGCCGACTCAGGGTTGTGTGCTTGCTGCGGCATGTTCGACTACAAGCACCAGGCGCCTGCCGATGCGTGACCACCTCCGCCCGGTCAGCCTGTTCGGCAAGGACTACTACTGGCACCGCGAGCCCGGCCAGCCGCTCCAGCTCCTCCCTGTCGGTTCACTTCCGCCAGCAGGGTGCCTGCCGGATGGCCTGTACGCGACCGTGTCTCATCTGTTCGGCGGCGTGATGCCGTGGCCTGAGGGGAAGTCGGATGCCTGACTTGCATGGCTGGATCACCCAGCAGATCGAAGAGGTTGAGAGCGTCGCGCGGCTCGTCTCCGCAGGCGGCTACGAGCCCGACGAGTGGCGTATCGAGCCGTCACGCAGCGGACGGTGGACACAGATCGTCGTCTACTCACGGACGCTCGGCGAACCGCCCGAGGCTGCTTCACGGGAGGAGCCTGTGGCCTTCGTCCAGACGGGCCGGAACGAGCACCTGATGATGGCCATGCACGACCCGGCGAGGGTGATGCGCCGCTGCGAGGCGGACCGCCGCATCCTGGCCCGCCACCGTCTCAACCCTGACGCCTACTGGGCTGAGGCCGCCATGTGCGACGGCTGCGGTACCGAGGGCGAGATGGATTACCCGCGTACGGAGAACCTGAACGACTGCCCGGAGCTGTTGGACCTCGGGTATGCGTACGGGCTGACGGATGAGATCCCCGCCGGGCTTGACCGGCCGCAGGAAGGCGAACGGCCCGAGTATCCGGGGAAGACCGGACACGTCGTGCCAGACTCGATCGCCAGCATGTACGGACAGCTGTACGCGCGCCTGCTTGAGGCACGCCCGGTTGAGCCGCGCCCTGAGGTGAAGGCGATGGAGATCCTCGACCCGCACCTGAAGAAGATCCCCGGCTACATCCCCACCACCAAGGAGCAGCCGTGACCTGGGAAGAGGACGATCCGCCGGTGCAGTGCTGGCACTACGAGCCCGGCAGCCCCTGCGACTGGGACGTCTGCCGCCAGCCCGAACGCCTCGCCGCCGGAGACACGGGCACCGACCCCGCACGCCGTGGTGTGGCCGCCGATCCGCTGCCACGCCCCGTGTCGGAACACTGCCGTCCCGGCCGCTGCCTCGCCCTCACCTGCTGCTCGTACGAGTGCAGCCAAGGCCGATGCCCATCCATCCCCACCGAGCACAGGAAGCCCGCGCCATGAGTGGCTGGCTGTGCCCTGCCATCATGACCACATGAGCCCGGACCAGAGCGCTGTGGACGCCATCTGCCGCGAGATCCTCCGCATCGACGAGCTGCATCAAGCCTCGCAAGACCAGCGCAGTGACGGCGCGTTTTGGGGGCGACTCCAGTGGGACGGCGAGATCATCGGCCTACGTAAGGCTCTGTGCGCGCTGTTCGGCTGGCCGATGGAGGAAGCGGCCAAGGAGGGCAAGGCCGATCAGTACCTGGACGAGTGGATGGCGCGCAAGCCGCAGGAGCCGTGACCTCTACTCCCACAAGGCCACAACGGTGCCCCGGCAGCGGATGCCTCCCTCACACCCCTGATAGCCACCCGACCCGTACACCGCCCGCACCGCGTCCAAGTCCTCGAACTCGGTACCGTCGATCTCCTTACACGGGCCGCACCGGTTGGCGTCGTTCTTCTCCTGAGCGAAATACCGGGCCTTCGGCGCCGCCTGCAACGTCGCCACCCGCCCCGCGTTCTGCGCCCGATGCAGCGCCCCACCCAACTGATCCCGACGGAACCAGTTCTTGAGTCCCCGCAAGAACCCGCCAACCTTCTCCGCCACCTCCGACCCGCGCACCCCCGGCACCAACAGGCGCAGCGCCTCCCGGCCCGCAGACGCCGCCGTGTCCGCAGCGAGGAGCGCAGCCGTCGCGGCAGCGATCTCGATCAGCTCAGACCCGAACGCATTCCGCAGACCTTTGTCGACCTTCGGCGGACGCACCTTCACACCCTGATCCGCGGCCTCCGCCGCCATCTGCTGAGCCGCGGTCTCCGCCATGTCACCGAGCGCCTGCCTCAGCACACGCGTCGACTCGTCCACGTCCACGACCAGCGTCGCCAACGCCTCCGTATCCCCCGCGTCCACCGCGGCGGCGATCTGCTCGGCGACCGCCTCATACTGCGCCTCAGCGATCGGCTCCCACGCCTCTAGCAGTGCGGTCAGGGCTTCCTCGTGCTGCTCGCGCACCACGTCCAGGGCATCGTCGTCCGCGGCTGCGCGAGGCAGCGCACGACGGCGGGGTGCAGCCACCACCGTGTTGTACGACGGCAACTGGCGCGGCGCTGGCGTGTACGGCATGTGATGGTGCAGATCCACACGCGCCGCCGCAGCCGGTGCTGGCGCAGGTGCTGGCGCGGCAGGCTGAGCGGGGAGAGTGAACCCGAGGAGCGGCAGGATCAGCGGCGCCGTCGACGGAGCACCCTTCACGATCTCCTTCAACAGACCACGATCCGCGTCGCCAGCAATCTCGGGCAGGCCCAGGTACTCGGACACCAGCTTCGGGTCCGCGCCGGCGTTGACGAGCCGCACGTAAGCGGACGTCTTCTCTCGGAGTTCGGTGTTGCGGGCCTCTGCGTCCGCCGGGACGGGGTCGCAGTAGTCGAACTCCAGCATGCGCGCCGCGTCCGGCCCGTACAGCGGGAGCAGGTCGTTGATGAGGGCGCCCTTCCAGCGTTCCAGGCGGGGCACGGTCAGCTGCTCGGCGAACAGTACCTTCGACGCTTCGGCCGTGGCACGGTTGACGTCGCCGACCTCACCCAACACGAAGGCGGGCGCGCCGAACGCTTCCCGGATCACATCCCGAGAGACTTGCCGGAGTTCGGCGAACTGCATGTCCCGCTGCGTGTACTTGCGGTCCTTCCACGTCCCGTGTTCCAGGAACGCGACCCGGTGGGCGTTGGCGACGCCCTTGTGCTGCTCGTTCCAGCGGGCCTGCAGCTGATCCCATTCGGGGTCGGACAGCACCGTGGGGAGTTCGATGATCCCGCCCGGTTCGGCGGAGTTCATAAAGAAGTTCCGGTTCCACTCCGCCGAGTAGCGGGAGGCGTCCAACTCGGTGAGGACCGACTGCACCGGGCCCATCCCCCGATACGGGTCGAGGGGGTTGGGCATGCGGATGCAGATGACGTCCTCGACGCGGAGCGCGATCTCCTGCCCGTCCGGCCCGGTGTACAGGTAGCCGGAGATGAAGTCCGTGGGGTGCGGCACGGGCTGGATACGGTCCGGGCGGACCGGCCACAACTCCAGCGGCATCGGCGACCTGGGGTTGCGGGCGATGACGATCCAGCCCTCACCCGTGAGGTCGATGTGCTGCTGCACAGTCTCGACGAGTTCCTGCCGGGTGAAGAACCGGTTCGGCTTGTTCCACAGGTCGAGGACGGCATGAGCCGTGACCTCGACACGATCCTCGGGGAGCCCGGACGGGGCCTTGCGGTACAGCTTCCAGTCGACCAGCGCCGTCGCGTTCGACGTGCGGTTGACGATCGAGAACAGGGTTCCCACCGTGCCCATCGCCCGCATCTGCGCCTCAGCCCCGGACGGGGCCCGCCACGGAATCGACAGCCCGCCCCGCGACGACACATACGGCACCGGCGCCCGATTCCTCAACGCTCGCAGAGACCTCACCGGACCGTCCCCTTCCCGTCATCAGACAGGACACCCATCAGCAGAAACGACGCGCACGCCCCGGCAAGCCCGGCACCGACACCCCACGTCACCCACGCGGACGCGGTACCGCACGCGAACCCTGCGGTGGTGTACAGGCCGGCTCGGGCCTCGGAGATGGTGGCCGCGGCTTTGGTGAGGCGGGCGCGGGCCGCAGCGAAAGTGGCGGCTGTCTTGTTCACGCCGGCCTCCCATGTGGTTCGACTATGTGGCATTGTCCACGCCCGCGCGGTGGGGCGGCTAGCGTCGGGCGATCACGGCCGCCTCAGTCACCGTTCTCACCGGTCGGCGCTTCCGGCCGGAACACGGCCAGCCCTGTCACGCCTTCCACGATCGCGACCCGCACACCCGGCAGGCACTCCTGTACCTGTTCCGTGAACCGCTCCACCACGTCCTGCGGCTGCTCCTTCTCGAAGCAGACGACGAGAACGTCCCCGGCTCGCACCATCGGCACGTTGCTCAACATCACAGCCACCTCACTCGTGTACGGCCCACCAGGTCACGGGCCGCGCACATGTACCTCAAGGCGTCACAGCCGTGGTCGTTCTGCTTCACCGGCTCCTCCTTCAACCCGGCACCGTTCCCTGGCTTCACCGCCCACACGTAGCCGGGAATCTCCTCCGCTGTGCATGTCGGCCTGCCCGAGTCGGCGAGTGACTGGTCACGCTCGACCAGGCCACCACGCATGATGAACAGGCGCGGCTTGCCATCCCCTTGGGCCTTGAGTCGGGACTGCACTGCTTGGATGCCGTCGGACACGGTCTTCTTCGCTGCGGTGGTGCCCATGCCGAGGTGCTTCTCCAGCGTGGCCCGGTCCTCGGCGTCGTGGTCGGTGATGATGGCGCGCGGCCGCGGCTCGTCCGGGTTCTGCTTGACGATGTCCAGGATCTGCTTGGCGTGATCCTCAGCCAGGCGTCGCGTCATGTAGATCTCGCGTACCAGGTAGAGGCGCCCGTCTGGGTCTTCCCTCCAGTCCTGCCAACAGAACGGGTTTGTGTACCCCAGGTCGATGGACCACCAGCGGTCCCACTCCCGCGGAACCTCAAACCGGTCGATCATGTGGATGCTGTCGTCCCAGCCTTCGAAGACGACTCCCTCGGACGCCACCCACAGACCGTCCCGCAGACGCAGACGCCGCGCCCCGGTGAGCGCGTCCAGCTTGGCCATGTACTCCGCGCCGGCCTCGGTGTATGTGCCGTCGCGGTTGACGTAGTACGGGTTGTCCCGATGCGTGGAGGTGATCATGCGGAGGGTTCCGGCGTCCGCCCGCCGCTTGATCCAGTGGCTGGGGTGAGACGGGTTCGTCGACAGCAGGATCTGCTTGTACGTCTTCGCCCCGCCACGCAGACGGCTGATGAGCGTCTCGTACAAGTCGAGGCCGATCTCCACCGCCTCATCCACGAAGATGCGGTCCAGCTCGGCGCTGAGGAACTTCTCCGGCCGGTCCCCGCCGGCCACCAGGATGGTGGACCCGTTGGCGTACCGGAACGCGGCTGGGTCCTTGCTGGATCCGCCGAACCAGCGGACGCTGCCATCCGCCAACGCCTGTGCGGCTACCTGCCGCTGGAACGAGACCAGGGTGGTGGAGGTCAGGCTGATGTGCGTGGCGCGCAGCATCAGGCCGCGCATGTTCGGGACCTGCATGGCGGTGAGGTGCATTTTCCAGCAGGCGGTGAGTGTCTTTCCGGTGCCGGCGCGGCCGACTGCTGCTACTTCGGCGTCGCGGCATTTGAGTAGGTCGACGTTGGCGCCGCGTGGCTCGAAGCGGACGACGGGTGCCGTGGTCACACGAGGTCCTGTGGGTCGACGCCGATGAGTTCGTAGGTGACGCCGCCGGAGTGCTGGACTTTGGCGGGCTGGTCGAGGCCGACAAGCTTGCGGAAGGACTCCATGGTGGCGCGCGCTTCGCGGATCGCGGCAAGCTTCGGCCCATGGTCTTTGAGGGGTTGCCCGTCCTCGCCGGTGATGATGTGCCCGTGGGAGACGACGACGTGGTCGGCTTCCATGACTTCCATCGCGGCCTCGTAGAGGGTCTCCAGGCGTTCCATGTGGATGGCGAGGAGCTTTTCGGCGGGGCCTTTGACAATGTCGGTGAGGGCGCGGCGGACGGCGGTGCGGGCGCCTACCCGGTCGTAGAAGCCGAGCTCTTCGGCGATCTTGTCGTAGCTCCAGCCTTGGGCGCGGAGGTCGGCGGCTTGGGCGTCCCGCTGGGCGGTTTCGGGGGTGCGGACGTATTGGCCTTTTGGGTTGCGGGCGTGCTGGTTGGGGTTGGCCATGGCCCGCCTTCCTGCCGCTGGTTACCGTCTGTTGTGGTTTGATGGTAACGGCGGCACGCAAGCTGGTGCGGGTGCGCGTGTGGGTGAGGCCCCACTTCCTTGGGCGGGAGTGGGGCCTCGTTGTGTGTGCTGGTCAGTACTCGCCCGATGCCCGCAACTCCTCCTGTACCGCGTCCAGGCTCTCCGGGCAGTACGCCTTGACGCCCGCCACCAGCAGCTCGTACGCATCTGGCTTCGCGGTCCCCCACTCCTCGCCGACCGGGTACAAGCCGCCGCCTCCCGTGATGTCGAACATCCACTCCACGCTGTGGCCTGTCTCCAGTTCCTGGCACCACAGCATCGGGAATACGAGTAGCTCGGTGTCGGACGGTGCCCCGTTGAACGTGATGCTGTGTGCGGCCTTCAGGTACTGGTCCTTCTTGCTGATGGTCGGCGACGGCGACGGCTTTGCGGCGGGCTTGTTGCCGCTACTGCTGCCGTTGGACGAGCAGCCGGTGACGGCGAGCAGTAGAGCGGCAGCGAGCAGGGTGGCGGCGTGGCGCATGGTGTCCCCCTTTGGGTGTGGGTTGGGGGACGGTATCGGATGTGGCGGCGGTGTGAAGGTGAAACGGAGCGAGGCCCTTCTCCCGGTGGCAGGGAGGAGGGCCTCAGACGTTGGCGGGGTCAGGCGATCTAGTACGACTCCTCGTCGGCCTGTTGACGGACGCAGCGCGCACAGCCGACGGCGGCGGTGTCGTCGCGCCAGTCGTTGTTTGAGCCGTGGGTCAGGTAGTAGCCGCAGGCTGTGGTGCGGTCGGCGCCGCCGTTGACGGGCCGGGCGGCGTGGATGGTTCGCCCGCCGTGGAGGCGGACGCGGTACGGGTAGCGGGTCTGGGTGGTCACGGCGTCTCCTTCGGGAACTCGATCAGCTTCACCGGGTACGGCCCGTTGCCACGGTCCGGGTCGACACGGTCGATGACGTCATCCCAGCCCTCCCGCCAGTCGTTGCTGTAGAGCCCCTCGTTGTCCGCTGCTGCACGCACGGCCTGGGTGTCCTCGACGGTCTGGGCGATGGCGTGGTCGCCGATGGCCTGCTGGAAGCGGAGGTAGACGTCCTCGGCGAGGATCGTCCGGAGGTAGGCGTCGACCTCTGCGGGGGTGGCGTGGAGGCGGGACGGCAGCTCGGTCATGTGGTTCATCCTGTCGTGTCGGGCGGTCAGAGGCCGCGGCGTGCAGCCAGCGCGCGCAGATCACCCATGGTGAGACCCGTGCTGACACCGTCGCCGTAGACGTTGTGCGTGGCCTGCACCATCAGGCGGGCGTCGTCCTCGTCCTTGTAGACCGCGACCACGTGGGCGAGGGCCTCCTCGGGGGTGGACGGCTCGGGGTGGGCGTCAATGAATGCGTACGTCTCGCGGGTGCGGCGGATGCTCATGGTGTTCTCCTGTCGGGTCGGGCGGTCAGTCGGTGGGGCAGACGCACGGCTCGCAAGGAAACCAGCACGGCGCCCGGTGCCCTTTCACCGCGTCATCCATGGCGATCATCGCGGCGAGCTCGTCGTCACTCAGGTCCTTGGCAAGCCGGTAGCTCTCCATCCAGCCGAGCGCCTCCGAGTGCTGCCTGTCCGCATCCGTGCGGGCCCGCTTCGTTTCGGCGAGCAGCTCCCGCAGGTCGGTCGGGGATGCGGTGCCGGCGGTGATGGCGGCTTCGATGGCGGCGAGCCGCTCGGCGGGCATGGCCTGGTCGACGGTGTCCATGACGGGGTCCCTTTCAGTTACTGATGGAGGCGCCGAGCCGGCCCGGGGTGACGTCGTCGGTGGCGCCCCACTCGTAGCGGATGGTGACGTGGCCGGTGTCGTGGTCGTCGTGGGGCGGCCGGATGGCGGTGACGGTGACGGGGTAGTTGCCGTCGAGGGTGGCGGTGCCGCCGATGGGGATGACGGTGCCGCTGTAGGTGGTGAGGGTGGGCTTCGGCATGACGGGGGCTCCTGTACGTCGAGGGTCAGGCGTTGCGGGAGTCGAGTTCGTCGCTGATGCGGTCGGCGAGGTCGGCGTGGAACTCGATCACGCTGTCGGTGCTCGTGTAGGCGTCGGTGGTGAGGAGGAGGCTGGCTTCGCGTTCGTCGTGGAGACCGCTGGTGGTCAGGGTGGCGAGGTTGGCGGACCGGGTCATGGCGTCTCCTGCCTGGAAGTTGGTCTAGGCGGCCTCCGTGAAGGCGGCGCGGTCGGCGAGGTGGCGGGTGGCCTTGTAGGCGGTCAGGCCTGTGGTGAGGGCGGCATCGGCGGGGTTGTAGACGTAGACGTGGATCCACTTGCCGGTGGTGCGGTGCTGAGTCCAGACGCGGACGCTGTCGCCGCCGTGCTGCGCCCGGTATGCCTTGGCGACGTGGCGGCCGTACCAGGACTTCTGGCCGTCCTTCAGGTCGCCGCCGCCGATGCGGTCCAGGAAGTCGCCGGTCCGCACGAGCCTGCCGGTTTCGACGGCC